AGAAAAATATCGATCCACCCAAAGTATCAGACCAAAATATCGAACCCACCCCCTTGTCTTCAGAAACGCTGACCCCCGGGGGGGTATAAAAAAATGGAAACCGATAAAGTTAACATCTGGACAACTTCTATCTGGAAACGTTTCCAGATAGCTTTTTGATGTATGGATAAGTTATTGATTAATAGGGAAATGGCACGACGGCCTCGGGTGACGGAGGAGGAGTGTATGGGGGTAAAGATGACATCGGCGCAGAGGGAAGTATTTTTGGTGGTAGATGAATGGTGGAAGATGTATGGGTTTGGTCCGTCTATACGGGATATATGTAAGTTGCGTGGTAAGGGTGGGATGGGCAATACGAGTGAGATTATTGATAGGTTGGTGAGGCTGGGGGTTTTAAAGAAGTTGAAGGGGGCGGGGCGGAGTGTGCGGCCTGTGTATTTAAACTTCAGGACTTTGGAGTGAGATATGGACTTCGAGACATGGGATTTAATCCGTAGGAACAAGGTTGAGGTGTTAGATAACGCATTGCGGATGATGGAGAATTGTGATGATTTAAGTGAGGCGAAGCGGGTTATCACAACGATTCGGGATTTGTATGTGATTGTGTTGCCGCCTATGGGGTTAGATAAGTCTAAGGTGGAGGATGCTCTTTCGCCTGCGGAGATACGTCGTCGGGTGAATAGTGCTTGGGAGCCGGAGTACTGATGGATCTTAGTGAGCTTATTGCGCAGTTACCTATGGCTGAGCAGGAGAAACTGCTGGAGCAAGTATCGCAATACAAGGATGCGGTAAAGCGGGAGAAGGCGCAGAAGTCGTTTATGGCTTTTGTGCATGAGATGTGGCCGGGGTTTATACACGGTCGGCATCATACTCTTATGGCTAAGAAGTTTGAGGAGATAGCTGCGGGGAAGTTAAAGCGGTTAATTATCAATATGCCGCCGCGACATACGAAGTCAGAGTTTGCCTCTAATATGCTACCGGCGTGGTTCTTGGGGAATCATCCTGATAAGAAGGTAATCCAGTCATCGAACACGGCAGATCTGGCGGTGGGCTTTGGCCGTAAGGTTAGGAATCTGGTGGACTCGGAGCAGTATGCGAAGATCTTTCCTAATGTGTCTTTGCGCGCAGACTCTAAAGCGGCAGGCCGTTGGGCTACGAATCATAACGGGGATTACTTTGCGATTGGTGTTGGCGGTACTGTTACTGGTAAGGGCGCGGACTTACTAATTATTGATGACCCTCATTCTGAGCAAGAGGCAAGGCTGGCGCAGGGTGACTCTAGCGTTTTTGATTCTGTGTACGAATGGTATACCTCTGGTCCACGGCAACGACTTCAACCGGGCGGCGCTATTATTATTGTGATGACCCGGTGGTCGGATAAAGATCTTACTGGCCGGGTACTGAAGTCGGATAATACGGATTGGGAGCTTATAGAGTTACCGGCAATCATGCCGTCGGGAAATCCGCTCTGGCCGGAGTTCTGGAGTCTGGAAGAACTACTGGCGTTGAAGCAGGAACTGCCACCGTTTAAGTGGAACGCCCAGTATCAGCAGAAGCCTACGGGTGAAGAAGGTGCGATAGTAAAGCGGGACTGGTGGAAACGATGGGAGCCAGATCGGCCACCACGGTGTGAGTACATCATCCAGTCTTGGGATACGGCGTTTACCAAAAGCCAGCGGGCTGACTATTCTGCTTGTACAACTTGGGGGGTATTCTATAGAGACGAGGATGAGCAGGATGTAAATATTATTCTGCTGGACGCCTTTAAGGAGAAGATGGAGTTCCCGGCACTGAAGGCCAGAGCCAAGGAAATGTATGACGAGTGGGAGCCGGACGCTTGCGTTATTGAGGCGAAGGCGGCGGGTGCGCCGTTGATACAGGAGCTTCGCAGGATGGGTGTGTACGTACAGGACTACACGCCTAGCCGTGGTAACGACAAGTTTGTGCGTCTGAATTCGGTTACAGATTTGTTCAGTTCAGGTAAAGTGTGGGCACCTGAGACACGCTGGGCGGACGAAGTCATTGAGGAATTAGCAAGATTCCCGAATGCTGAGCATGATGACTTGGTTGACTCCAGCGTACAAGCATTGATGAGATTTAGGCAGGGCGGGTTTTTGCGTTTGGATTCGGACGAAAAAGAAGATGAGATTGGTTTTCGTCGTAAGAAATCTTATTACTAGAGGTGGGTATGACTATCATTGAAACTATCAAGTTCTGGTGGAAGATTAAGAAAGCCAATCGCAAGCTGCTGAAGCAAGTAAAAGAAGCGGACAGAACACCGTACGAAACAACGCCAGAAGATGTTGAGAGATGGATTAGGATAAATCCTTTTGGTATAACTCGCGAAGATTTAAACGTGAGCCATATGACGCAGGTAACAGCCCCGTCAGTTATAACATTCAAGGAATTTGAACATGGCAATAGATAAAGCACTGAACCAAGCCCCGCTAGGGCTGGGCGCAATGGACCTCGAAGACGACGACCAAGAGATCGAGATTGAGATCGAAGACCCTGAGTCAGTAACTATTGGCATGGGGGATATGGAGATTCAAATTGAGCCGGATGAAGAATCCGAGGACGACTTTGCGGCAAATCTGGCTGAGTATGTTAGCGAGGATACGCTAGAAGAACTTGCCAGTGAGTTGATTGACGCCTACGAGGACGACAATAGCTCTAGAAAAGACTGGCTACAAACTTATGTCGATGGCTTAGAGCTTCTCGGCATGAAGATTGAAGAAAGATCAGAGCCATGGGAGGGCGCATGCGGCGTTTATCACCCAATCATGGCAGAAACTCTGGTGAAATTTCAGTCAGAGACGATCATGGAAACCTTCCCAGCGTCGGGTCCGGTCAAAACACAGATCATTGGCAAGGAAACTCCTAAGATTCGCGAGGCATCGCAGCGAGTTAAGGACGATATGAACTATCGTCTTACAGTAAAGAACACAGAATACCGTCCTGAGCACGAAAGAATGCTGTGGGGCTTGGGTCTTGCTGGTAATGCGTTCAAGAAAGTCTACTTTGACCCATCATTAGGCCGCGAAACTGCGATTTTCGTACCGGCTGAGGACGTTGTTGTCCCCTATGGCGCAAGTAATCTTGCTACATCTCCGCGTGTTACGCACATTATGCGTAAAACAGAGAACGAATACAGGAAACTGGTCGTTGCTGGGTTTTATCGTGACGTAGATCTACCAGAACCAGAGAATGTACTGGACGATGTGGAGAAAAAGATTGCGGAAAAAATGGGATTCCGCGCTACATCTGATGATCGTTACAAGTTTCTTGAGATTCAGACTGATCTGGACCTTGAGGGCTACGAAGATAAAGATGAAGACGGTGAAGAAACCGGAATCGCTATCCCTTATATCGTAACTATTGATAAGAGCTCGCAAAAAGTTCTGGCAATACGTCGTAACTGGAAGCCAGATGACCCTGCCAAACTAAAGCGTCAACACTTCGTACACTATGGATACATTCCGGGCTTTGGCTTCTATTACTTTGGCCTCATTCATCTTCTTGGGGCATTTGCTAAGTCTGGCACTTCTATTATTCGCCAGCTTGTTGATGCTGGCACCCTTAGCAATCTTCCGGGCGGCCTTAAGTCTAAGGGCATGCGAACAAAAGGGGACGATACGCCGATTGCGCCGGGTGAATTCCGTGATGTAGATGTGGCGTCTGGCACCATACGCGACAACATCCTGCCACTGCCATATAAAGAGCCAAGTCAAGTCCTATTCCAACTGATGAATCAGATTGTGGAAGAGGGAAGACGCTTTGCTTCCGCAGCAGATTTAAAAGTTAGTGACATGTCAGCGCAAGCCCCGGTTGGGACTACGTTGGCAATTCTTGAGCGGCAACTAAAAGTGATGAGTGCAGTACAGGCGCGCATTCACTTTGCTATGAAAGAAGAATTCCGCTTACTCAAAGAGATTATCAAAGACTACGCACCTAGTGATTATGACTATGTGCCTGTAGATGGCGCGCCGCAAGCCAAAAGTTCGGATTACGACATGGTGGACATCATCCCTGTGTCCGATCCTAACGCGGCAACGATGTCACAGAAGGTAGTTCAGTATCAAGCAGTCATGCAGATGGCGGCACAAAGCCCGCAGATCTATGATCAGGTTGAATTGAACCGTCAGATGTTAGAAGTACTCGGCATTAAAAATATTGGCAAACTTATTCCCAACGCGGAAGATCATAAACCAAAAGACCCAGTGTCCGAAAACATGGCTATTTTGAATATGAAGCCAGTAAAAGCTTTTATCTATCAAGACCACGAAGCACATATAAGCGTGCATACGTCTATGGCGCAAGACCCAAAGATTCAACAAATCATTGGTCAAAACCCACAGTCAAGTGTCATGGTTTCTGCTATGCAAGCTCACATTGCAGAACACGTTGCGTTTGAATACCGCAAACAAATTGAAACGCAGCTTGGTGTGCCGTTGCCTAAGATGGATGAAGAAATGTCAGAGGAGATTGAAGTTGAAATTTCTCGCATGATGTCTGCTGCTGCCGGCAAACTCTTACAGAAAGATCAGGCAGAGGCGCAGCAACAACAAGCTCAGCAAGCCCAACAAGATCCGATTGTGCAAATGCAGATGCAAGAGCTTGATCTTAAGAAGCAAGAAGTTGAGATTAAGAAAAACAAACTTCAAATTGATGCTGCGACAAAAGCAGATCAGTTGGAGATTGAAAGGTCTCGCATTGAATCACAGAAAGAAATTGCTGGCATGCAGATTGGAGCAAAGTCTGCCAAAGACAGAATGGAGTTTCAAGGGAAGATGGAGTTGGAAGGCGTCAAAGTTGGCTCACAAATGGCTAAAGATCGCGTCAATACAACTAAATAAAACCGCCGACAAGAGGTGAATAATGGACAAAACGCTTGAGCTTGTTCTTGAGCAATTGAAAGAAAAACGTCAGCAATTAATTGAAGCAGTTGCCACAAACTCCTGCCGAGATTTTGCTGAGTACCAAAAGCTTTGCGGGGAGATTAGAGGACTATCCATCGCAGAGGGCTTTATTTTAGACCTCACAAAACTTATGGAGCAATCTGATGACTGATATCGCCATCGCTACAGAAAGCGGTGAAGTATCCACACTGCCACAAACAGCAGAAGAAAGAGCAACGCAACTTCCGCAACCGTCCGGTTACCACATTCTGGTAACAATACCGGAAGCAGAAGAGAAGTACGAAAGTGGCATCTTCAAGGCGGACGAAACCCGTCGGCATGAAGAAGTACTGGCAACAGTATTTTTTGTCGTAGCGATGGGACCAGATTGCTTCAAAGATGAGAAGCGATTCCCTAATGGTCCTTGGTGCAAAGAGGGCGATTTTATTCTCGCTCGCCCAAACTCAGGCACCCGTTTAAAGATCCACGGAAGTGAATTCCGTTTGATCAATGACGATACGGTTGAAGCTGTGGTCCAAGACCCACGCGGAATTAGCCGCGCATAAAGGAGAAACAAATGGCACAAAAAATGGACGAGTTTGAGTTTCCGGATGAAAAGAAGGAAACTAAATCAAACGCATCTGAAGATAATTTTGAGTTTGAAATAGAAGACGATACGCCCGCGGCAGACCGTAATCGCACACCACTTCCGAAAGAAATGGTGGAAGAGTTAGATAATGACGAGCTGGAAGAATATTCCGAGAATGTCAAAATCAAACTCAAGCAGATGAAGAAGGTATATCACGATGAGCGTCGTGATAAAGACCAAGCTTTGCGAGAGCGGCAAGCTGCTGAAGATCTTACCCAAAGAGTATTAGATGAGAACAAGCGTCTCAAATCTAGGATCTCTGAGGGAGAACGATCTTTCCTTGATACATATAAAGGCGCGGCAGAGCTTGAGTTGAGTGCTGCTGAAAAGGCTTATAAAGATGCTTATGATATGGGCGACTCTGACGCTATTATCAGTGCTCAGAAAAAGCTGAACTCAGCGCAATTTAAGTTACAAAAAGCGCAAGATTATGTTCCGTCTTTACAACAAGATGAAGATGATGTACAAGCTAGACCTGAAGTCCAAGTGCCTCGTCCTGACCAACGGGCTGTTGCGTGGCAAGAGCGCAATACATGGTTCGGTAAGGACGAGGAAATGACCAGCCTTGCACTTGGCTTGCATCAAAAGCTGGTTAATCAGTATGGGGCAAGTTACCCCAGCACTGACGAGTATTGGGCGAAGGTTGATGAGACCATGCGCCGTCGCTTCTCAGATTATTTTGAGGACGACAAGCAAGATGAAACGCAGCGCACAAAACCGCAGCGTACAGAAAGATCTTCTACGGTCGTGGCACCGGCGACCCGAAGCACGGGCTCCAAAAAGGTTGTGCTGAAACAGTCGGAAATAAATATCGCCAAGCGGCTTGGGTTAAGTCCTGAGCAATATGTCCGTGAGAAAATGAAAATGGAGGCCAAAAATGGCTGAAAACAAACTTAATCGTGAACTCGAAACCCGTGCCGTGCAGGAACGCCCAAAGCAGTGGGCACCACCTGAGCTTCTCCCTGAACCAGATAAGCAACCCGGTTATGCGTACAGATGGATTCGTGTTTCAACGTTGAACACTGCTGACCCACGCAACATTTCTGCAAAACTGCGGGAAGGCTGGGAGCCTGTCACGTTGGCCGAACAACCAAAATTTCAACTGCTAGCTGATCCCAATAGTCGCTTTAAGGACAATATTGAGGTCGGTGGATTGTTGTTATGCAAGACCCCAATCGAGTTTGTTGAGCAGCGTAACGCTCATTATCAAAGACAAACTGACAATCAGATTGAGGCCGTGGACAACAATTTGATGCGCCAGAACGACCCTCGTATGCCTCTGTTCAATGAACGGAAGACTGAGGTTAGCTTTGGCAAAGGCAAGTAATTCTTAACTTTTCGGAGCAAATTATGGCATATCCTGTTGTGGACAAGCCTTACGGCCTACAGCCAGCGAATTTGATCGGTGGACAAGTATTTGCAGGTTCAACCCGCATGTATCCCATCGTTTACGGTTACGCAACCGACATTTTCTATGGCGATTTCGTTGTA